AAATTGTCTGATGTTATTTCAATAAATTCTGATGGATTTATTTTTGTAACAATTTTGTTAACTTCTCCATCAATGTTTAATTTAAAATCGCCTAAATAAATATTATTACCTGATTGATTATAAGTGATAGATTCACCAAGAAATTCAAGTATATTTTTACTTTTTAAGATTTTCTTGTCGTATTGTATAAGTTCGCTTGGTTTTTCGTTACCAGTTATTACTTTACCGCCCATAATATATTAAATTGAATGTATTTCACAAGAACCACCTGAACAAGCAGATTCTCTCGTGGTTTCTTTATTTATTGAAACGCCAACTTTTGATAAATCAATATCTTCAGGTATCATACTAATCATATATTCATATTGTTCTTTGTCGATTTTTTCAAAAGGTGTTTGTTGATAAGTATTATCGATTTTAGGTAATAATGTAAGACCAGCACAATCTTTTCTGTTTTCCCAAATCCAATTAATAACTTCATCAACATCTTTGTTGTCAACAGATACTGTTGCGGAAACATTATTGTAAGAAGAACCTTTATGATGTCCGTTTCTTATCCAATTGATATTATATCTTTTGATACGCTCAAGAAGTTCTATTGGTGATTCATTTTCTGTGATACAATTATCATCACTTTTCATAGGTAAAGATAACACCAATTTAGTTTTATCAAGCAAATCATCTTCAATAAAATCTGGCATTACTTCTTTCAGATATTTTGCAATCGGCTGTGCCTTTTGAATTCTGATTCTTCTAGTATAATATTCAGCAAATGCAGAATGTACACCAGCACCAAATGCTTCAGCAACCAATGTTGTAGAGCCTTCAGGTTTTATACAAGTAACTCTATCAGCTGGATTTATACCAATAAGATTGGCAATTCTTTCATTTTCTTCTACTGCGCATTTTGCAGCTTGAGCCTCATCAAGATTTTCAATCTTACGACCAGCAATACCAGTTATTGAAACACCAAGTAATGCTTGTTTTTCAGCTTTTTCTTTCCAAGAATATCTAATATAATGAAAATCAGTAAATCCAGCTTGTAAAGTACCAAAGAAAGCAGCGATTTTTGAACGAATATCAAAATCTTCTTGAGATTCTATATTATAAGCATTAATTGTTGTTAAGTTACAGAATGACTCCGATTCAAAAACGATTTCACCACAAGGATTCGATAAAACATTATCTTCATTTGTGAACAGTATTCCAGGCTCTCCAGTACCGTTTGTGATTGATTTTTTCATCACAGTTTTGAATTCATTTTCTGTGATATTATCATATCTTTCAGAAATAGAATTGTTAGACATTGCTCTGTGTGGATAAACATGATACCATTGAATTTTATTGTATCTTAATAGAGCAATGTCTTCAACACTAACAGAGCTTATGCTTACTTCATGAGTTAAACCATCTTTTGTTATAATTTCATAAACGTTATTACCGTTTTCTTCTCTCAAGTATTTGTGAGATTTGAATTCAATTACTGATTTTGCATCAATAATAGTACTATCTTTATCAGCAAAAACAATGATAGCAGCCGAACGAATACCACCTGATACAACTGAATAAGCAATGATATCAACTATATCAAGACATTCTATATCTGTTAATTGTCTTCCAATTGCATTTTTAAGAATAATATCAATTTTTGTTATAGCCCATTGAAGCTTCTCACTTCCAGGAGCTTGACATTGTAGTTTTTTGATTAAAGAACCTTTTGGTCTGATATCAGAGAAATCAAAGGTAGGATAATTATTTCCTCTGAAATAAGAATACATCAAAATTCTTATTGCATCAGACCATCCCTCAACACTGTCAGAAATTCTGAATTTTTTTGGTGATGATGGTTGGATTACTGGAGGTAATTTGTTGATACATCTTTTTTTCAATGACACACCAACACCACAACCCGATAGAGATAAAAACATAATTTCTGAAAAAACTTTAATATTGTCAAGTTCAATACCTGAACAATTATACATTCTCGCATGGTTGTTTTCAATTGGAATACCAGAATACTGTAATGCTCTCATCGATGGAAAGACTTTTTTATTTTTTATAAACTGACCGTTTGAAATTATTTCATCTTCTAAATTTGGATATTGCCTTACCATCATCTGTAAGTATTCGTCAACTATTTCTACCCAATTCATTTTTCTTTGTGGATTGCCTAATTCTTCTTTTATTCGTGAATACTTCGTGAATACAACAATATCCGATAGTAATTGGTCTGGTTTAATCATCTTGTAATATTTTATTGTTTAAATTATATTTATATAGCTATACGCAAATAGCTCAAGTTATTTATATTAGAAACAGATTTTTGACAGATATTAGAAATCCTTTGATTGAATATTGGTTTATATACATATTAAGATTTATTAAATATCTGTCAATTTATTAATATTGTACATTATATTAATGCTAGTTTATATCTTATGTTTGAACAGTATATAAAGTATCAAATCTAAACAAAGATTATATATTTGTTATTATTATGTCAGTATTAACACATACATCATATTGAAAACAAGAACACAATCAATATGATAATAAAAATAGGTATATCCTATAAATAATTAGGATTAGAGCAACATATGGTCAATACAACAACAAAACAATTATCAATACCTCGAAGCTATATCTTAAATGATAAGCTCGAAGATAATTTATTAATATTTGTTTTAAAACTGAAATCAGAATTTGAAAATGGGAACTTTTCAATATATGATATCCCGACATTACACAAAAAGTTGGGATATAATCAAGATATTTGTTTAAATCTTTTAAACAAATCTTTCAGATATAATTTCTTGGCTGAAATTAACACAGATATCGATTTCAGTTCTTTGAATGACTTCAGATTGTTAATGAAGGATTACACACAATTATTCTTAGAAGCACACAATATAAAAAAATATTCTGATTTATCAGAGGTGTCTTCCTTTTTATTAGAGTGTGATTCGGTATTAAACAATTTTAATTACAGAGAATATTTACGGAAAGCCTTCAATGTGGTTTCCTTGATTTTAAAGAGATACACAAGAGCAGACTTATACATAAATACTTTTATAAAGCTTTCAAATTCATCAATTTCTATAGAAAGCCAAAAAACACAACTTGATACAATATTATCAACAACTTCGAACATAATAATTTATTTGAAGTCAGATATTGTGTTGAGAAGAAAGTTATCATTTTCTGAATCACATCTTAAGAATCAATTTAATATTATTATGTCAACATATGATAATATCAATATTGAAAAATCAGGTAATAACAGACTTAATAACAACAACAGAAAATTAATCAAAAATATTAGGAGATATAATTTGTTTTGTATACAGAACAAGGAATTATTAAAAAAAGTTAATAATTATAACAATTTAAAACTGTTTTTTAATAATGAAAAATCTCTCAACATAAAAATAAATTCCTTCAGACCAAAACTTGAGCAACTCAAAGATAAAATTCCAGTAAGTCTTAAAGATAAAGAAAATTTAAGTCTATCAATAAGCCAATTTGAATGGTTACAACTCAAGGATTACAATACAGTTAAAAATTTATTCATAAAGCCTGAAATAAATTACAAAGTAGACTTGGACTTTATAAAAAACAATACTTTCCACACAATAAAAAGAAAATTGGTAGAACTTAGAATATTATATTTGGTTGAACATGAATCAAAGGGTATTTCTTATACCGAACTTTCTAATTGTTGTAGATTAAGCAGGTCAAAGATTGTTGAGCTGGTTAATGAAATGGTTAAATCCAAAAAGATATTCAAGAATCATTTCGAAAGTATATTAATGGGTTCATGTAGCGATAAATCAACACCAATAAACAATTTATGTTTTATACATAATGGTAATGTTTACATGAAACCAAAAAATGAATATGATGTTCTTGAAAAACCAGCACATTCATGGCAAACATCAAAAAAAATCAATATAAAATATTCAACAAACAAAAGACTTATTAATATTTCGGCTGAAAATCCTTTCAAAGAATTGATTAACAAACTTCAAAAATTCCATGATAAAAATATTGATAGGATAGAACATTTCAAAATCAGAACAAACAACAGAACAGCATATATCTATGTTAATTTCAAAGGTACTCACTTTGAAATTTATAAATCAACAAAAAATACTTATTATAGAAATTTAATAAATGGTACACATGTAGAGGATTACATGTTATACAAGTTTTTAGGCAAAAATTCAAATGTGATAATGTACAGTACACTAGATTACGAGTCAGTAAAGTTTGACACAAGCCATGAAAATTTTATATCAAAAATTTTTAATAAGAGAAGTGATAGTTATTTCTTTGGAGAAAAGAAATTTGAATTATTGTATAATCAGCGATAATTTACAATAATTATCTTTAAAATATAGAGAATTTATAATTTAATCGGTTGTATTTTTTCTAAAATCTATATTTTTTCGGAAATATCAATAAACATAAATTTGATATGTGAATGAATTGAATTCAAATCCTATAAGTTTACGGAAATCCTACAATAACATGATATGTTTTAAAAGTATACACACAGCACAACTATTAATGCCACCTTTTCCAAAAAATCATTGTCTGAATACAGACAACCACTTCGTTTGATTTTTTTTCTAAAGGTAACACTTCATTGTCCTATGTGACTGGCTCACTTCGTGAAGGTTTAAAGTAAATTACAAATGTTTCGGCTACGCCTAACATAAGGGATAAATATTGGATGATTTCTAATAACTTAAAATACATAAAATATTAATATAAGCATGATGTCAAAAGTGTAAATAATTAAAATAGAATTAAGGTTATGAAGATTGACAAAAAACTTTTATCAGGTCAAGAACTTATTATAAAGATAGGGAAGATTGAGTACCCTATTTCCGAATTTGTTTGTGTACTTAATGCACATTTTATAACCTTTTCCGATTTATCGGTTTGGTTTTCTATATCGAAGGATGATAAAACTTATACTGATTGGGAATTAATATTGGAATCCGATTGGTTTGAAAGCTTAACTACTAATATACCTCTTTTCATAAAATTAAAGCTTTCCTATACTTCTGTTGTTGAAAGTTCTATAACAATAAGTGACATAACATTAACCCAAACAAGACCAAAAACCATAATTGCTGTACAAGGTGAATCAATAGCTCTTTCAGCAGTAACAGAAGAAAGTCTTATGAATTATGCCGAAATGGGAGAAGGTCTTGTAAAATTAGAAACAGACCTTAATTATTATTTGAATAAACATAATGGTATTGAGGTTGATTATTTCCACACAAATCCTGATGTTGAAACAAAAGATGATTTTTTAAAGGAATATTCATTATATAATGTTGTTGATAGAAAGGTTGTTAAAGTTGTTGTAACAGATAATAAAACTCCTATACCAAAACATGAATTTTCTCAATGGGGTATAGAATTCGAAAAACTTGAAATTTATTTTGAAAAAACATACTTTGAAGAGGAATTTGGAATTAATGAAGCACCAAAACCATATGATTACATATATTTCCGAGAGCTTAATAGAATGTATTATATTGAAGATATGTACTTGGAGCATGGAATAAACGAAGTCGGTACATATCATGTTTGTGTTATTAAGAAATATGAAGACATTTCTGCAGTTGCTAAAGATGAAGATTCACTTGATTTCTTGAAGGAACATATTGATGTTTTGGAATTCACTGATGAACAAAAAAATGAAATAAAAGATACTTATAACCCACAACAAAACATTGAAAAAGATATAATTTATGATAATGTCAGAACCCTTGTTTCTGAAAAAGTTATTATAACTAAAGATATGTTTGACTTCAAATCTGGTATTATAAGTAAATATTTTTATGATATGCTTGATACCACTTCGGAAATTATTTATAAACCATTGGTTAATCTTGACTTTAATTCAGGTATGTCAATAATGTTTTGGATAAGACCTATAATAACTGATGCTGGTAAACCAAATGAAGCAAAACTTGCTGGTAAATTATTATCTATTGGGGGTAATTTTGATTTATATGTTAATGATGACACAAAAGATAATAATTTCAATTTACCTCAATCATATAATGGATTCTATTGTGTTGTTGTTTCTATTAATAATCAATTTAATATAATGTCGAAATTTGTTTATGAAATGGCAGAAAACGGTCTTGAAAGAATTGATTACTCCAGTATTGTTCTTGGTGGTTCTGTAATCCTGAATGAATCTATAATGAAACTCCACGCTGGAAATTATAATATAAGATGTGTTAGATTGAGTAATTATGTTATACAAGACCAATATCATCAATATATAATGCTAGCTAAAAACATTAAAAAAGCTTCAGCATTTACTATAATAGATGATTGTGAACCTATCACAAATTTAAGAAAAATCAAAAAATCAGTATTTCCTAATATTAATAGAGAAACATTTGGTGATGTTATATAATAAAAAAATGTATTCCCTGATAAAGATGATGTATTTTCCTTAAATTCAAAATATACAAACAATATTAAAACAAATAAAATGCAAGCAAAAATCAAAAAATTACAAGCCGTTATAACTGGACTTATTATTATATTATTGATATGTGTAACAATATTAGTGCTTTCAACAATCGATAATAAATCTCATGAAGCCAATATTGAAGCCAACAAAATTGAAATATTAAAAAGAGATTCCGTTATCGGGGTTTATAGAAATAGGAATGATTCAATTGACATTCTTGTATTGAAGTATAAGAATAAAGTTGATAGCCTTCAAAAAGTAAAGAAAGTCATTTTGGATATACCAACAAAACAAACTTCTAAAAATGTTGAAGAAGCCTATAATGAAATGATTAAAGAATTAAACAAATATAAACTTGAAACAAATGAAAACGATAAGTAAATTATTAATTTTATTTATATGCCTAATTACCGTTCAATCGATTTTTTCACAAGAACAAAAATGTGATAGTATAAAAAATGTTAATATATCCATGTGTGATATGGATAATATTACATCAGCTTTCAGAGAAAGAACGAAATATAAACAACTTAATGTTATTAATGATTCTATTATTATTGCTCAATCCGTTGTTATTGTTAATACCACTGAAAAATTGAAAAATGATTCAATAATGATGGCTAATTACCAAAAAAATGAACTTGATTTGAAATCTATTGTTGTTGATCAAGATTTCATTATCACCAAAGAAAAAAAGAAAGTTAAAGTTTGGAAATATACTTCTTATGGTTTTGGAATTCTTGCAGGTATTTTTGGTATTGTAGCATATATAAAATAATTAATAATGAGCAAGTTAGACAACATTTCTCCGATAGATAGTAGATATAACAAACAACACATCATAAGAAATTTATGCTCTTATAAAAACCAACTACAGTCAAAGGTGACAGTTGAACTTAGTTGGTTTTTCCATTTATGTAAAGAATATGGATTTGAAATAAAAGATGGTGAATTTATTGAATTAACAAATCGTTCAGTTAATGAAATTAATCATGTTATTGAAATTGAAAAATCAACTAAACATGATATAAAAGCCATTGAATATTATATTCGTGAAATCGTATTTACATCTGAATTCTTTAATAGACACACAGAAGAAGAAAAGGTAAAAATTTTAAATCTTATACATTTTGGTCTTACAAGCCAAGATATAGTTAGTTTAGCAACAAATTTATTGTTTTATAAAATATCTCAAGTTTTCATATGTGGTATAAATGATGTTATATCACATATGAAAACGATATTTTCCGAAAACAATGTTTTGATGGTTGGTTATACTCATGGTCAACCAGCAATACCAATTAATTCCAGTCTTATATATCATAATTATCGTGAAAGACTGGAAGCATTAATTACAAAACTTGAAAATATACAACCGAGAGCAAAATTTGGTGGAGCTATTGGTGATAATTCTTCTTTAAAGCTTGTTGGTGTTATTGATATTGAGGAAATTATGGATTCATTCATTAATGAATATGATTATTCCAAAAATTTTATCCGCTCAAAAAACACAACACAAATAGATAATTGGGTATATCTTGTTGATTTATTGAAAGAATATCTTCAAATATCTTCAATATTTATTGATTTATGTCGTGATATTTGGCATTATTGTTCAATAAATTATTTGGTACAAAAGAAAGATGATAAACAAATAGGTTCATCAACTATGGTTCAAAAAACCAATCCAATAAATTTTGAAAATTGTGAAGGTATAATGGAAAAATTGGAATCTGATTTTTCATTTTATATTAAGAAATTTTCAAAATCTAGATTACAAAGAGATTTATCCGATTCTGTTGTAATCAGAATGGTTTTTGAAAGTTTCGCAATGTTCAATACTGGTATGATTTCATTTTCTAGAGGATTATCCAATATTGAATTTAACACCGAAAAAATAACTTCTGAATTGAACAATCATTATGAAATATCAACAGAATATATTCAATTATTTTTAAAATATAACGGTGTTGATATGGCTTACGAGCTTGTTAAAGAAAAACTTGAAATTATACCTTTGACAAATCGTGAAAGTTATGTTAAATTTATTGATTCTCTTATTGATGAGAGAATCATAACTGAAGAAATGTATTATGAAATGATGGAATTTAATTTATCACATTATAAAAACTCATGATATAATACATTTTTATTTCTTAAATAAAATAAAAGTTTATGCTTATACAAAAAGCGATATCGCCTATAGCATATTATTCGATTGAATCTAGACAAGAAATTGAAATCGAAGGTGAAAAAATTATTGATTTCACATCCCAAGTGTTTTCTGAAAAGAAATTAGTGGGATTTAATGATGCTGGTGCTTCATCAATATCATCAGAATTTGAAGGTAAACCAAACCTTGTATCTATGGCATTATATAACGATCAAAATTCTGCAGATATCATGATGTTTTATAATGAAATAAGCAATCCCTTTTCTATTTCATCAGATATGATAATCCTTATGCCATCAATATCTGATGGTATATCTGCTATTGATTCCCAAACATCATCTGTTCAGAAAAATAAAAAAAATAAATCACAAATAGAATTTAATAAAAAAATTAATGTACAAGATAAAAAGAGAATAATGGAACTTATTAAACAAAATAATAATTCTATTACTATTCCTAATACCGATGCAGGTATAAATGATGCTGGCATTAACTCAAATGGTGAAGTAGCTACTTTTGATGATTTTATAAAATCACCTAATATGACAACTGAAGACCAACTGAAGATTGTGGATGGTAAAGTTATTTTGGGTGCTAATATTTCAAATCGTCGTTGTAGCGACAAAGCCACGAAAACACAGGGTTTATCAATTTCTATAAGACAATCCATTCTTGACAAAATAAAATCGGGTGAAATTTAGTATTCTTTCGGTTTTTCTTCTTCAACTTTATAATATTCCATTAGAATCTTCTTCAGTGATTTTCTTAATTCATTAATGTCATAATTGTTTACCATTATATCAATTAATTTTTCACTATTGATTTCATCTTTGAAAGTTTCCTCAACAAATCCAAAAGTTTTTTTATCAAATACTGATAAAGTTATGTTTTTTTGCATAGAATTTTTCTGTTTTCTAGATAATATATCTTGAACAGTTTTTTCTACTTCTGATTTTGGTTTGCTTATTGATTGTAATATAGTGTTATTTTGTGAATTTTTATTAGGTTTCAAATCGACATTTTGTAAATAAACTTTTGATTCACCATCAGTCACAGCAACATCTTTTGTTCCTTTCACTATTGCTTCTAATTCAGGGTCAAACAATTCAAAATCTTTAGATTCAATTTCTTCAATTCCATCTTTAGTCATAATAATATTATTTAATATTTATAATTTTTTATAAATTTAAAAAATTGATATTTTCATATATTGATACAAATTTATTGTGTTGAATATAAATATATAAAACATATTATGACAATACCACCAATTAATATAGTTATAGGCGATTTACATTTTGGTAGATATAGCAATGATTTGAAAGAACTCGAAATTTCAATACAATACTTCAAAAACTTTATTTTCCCAATGTTAAAAGAACTCAACGAAAAATTTGGTAAAGAAAATATTGGTGTCATACAAATTGGTGATATTTATGATAATCGTTCATTGATATCGACCGAAATACAAGATTCTATACTTGATATATTTGAAGAAATGGCTGAAGAAAATCTTGTTATTGCTGATACTGGAAACCATGACAAATTTAATCAATTAATCACAACAAGTCGTATTATATCATATATTAAAAACTGTAAAACTGTAAACAAACCTACAAGATTTACAACAGCAAACGGAAAAACAATTTCTATGATTCCAGCTATGGAAACCAAAGAAAAATTTTTGGAAGCTATATCAAAAGATGAACCAGCTGATTATATGTTTGGTCATGATGATATCGCTGGATTTTCGCACGAAGGTATTATGGTAACAGAAGAAAAATCAATAAATATCAAAGAATTGTCAAAATATGGTCATGCTATATTAGGCCATATACATAAAGCACAAGCAAAAGGTAATATAACATATGTTGGTTCTGCTTATCATACACGAAAAAATGAATGGGAGAATTCACCACATATAATGGTTATTAATTTGGATACTTCAAAATATAATTTTATTAAAAATATAATTTCTCCAAAATATGTTAACATATATGTTGATGATTTGCTGGAAATGACTGTTGATGAAGCTAATGAAGCAATTAAAAACAATAAGGTGTCTATATTTGTTGATGACTTCAACAAAATAAACACAACTAAAATATCAGAATTCCTGACTGGTCAATATTCCCTGAAATATGAACAAAAAGTAGGCAAAATATATTCACAAAACGAAGTTGATAATAATTCATATGATGAGAATATAAAATATGAAACAGTTGATGATATCAAGAAAACTATAATCGAATATATAGAATCAAACGATTCATTCATTATTGATAAACAAATGATTGCAATCAGCACAAAAGCAAAAGAAACATTAATAACAAAACTTAATAATTTGTATAATGCTTCGAAAGATAAAGTTAAGATGATTGATGATAACAACTAAACAACTAAATATTATGCAAAAGCTAATTAAAGTTTTCATAAACCTAAAAAACAACTTACAACTTCAAAAATCTTATAACGAACTTGATAAATTGTATAATGAGCAATATTTTTCAGAAATGAAGAAAAATATTGATACTATAATTTCTGAACTTACAGAAGGTAAAATTAACAGAGATAATATTTCTGTTAAACCAATCGAATATAAATCTTTGATTGAAGAACTTATTGAAAAAAGGAAAAAGATTGAGGATTTTAACGATAAAAATTCTACTACTGAAAGAGCTAAAATAACATCATATATTGATTTGTTAACTCATGTTATTGAAATTTTCAATTCTGAAATAGGTGAACAACTGAAAGATAAATATACACAAAATTAATATTGAATTAAAATGAAACATTCACAAACGACTTTTAATTATTTCTTTGCAGAAGGAAAAATAAGTTTCTTACTTGATGGGTTTGCAGGCTCGAGTGGTAAAGGACTTTTATCATCTAACATTGTTAAAAATAGCACAAATTGTAATTTTGCTATTTCAACAAATGGTCAAAATGCATCACATTATTATGAGGAAAAATTTCCTGATGGTTCTGAAAAAATCATTTTGTTCAAAGTACTTCCAACATCTTCTGTTTATCATAAAAAGCTTGATGCCGTTTATGTGTGTCAAGGAGCAGCATTTGAACCAAAAAGACTTCTTGAGGAAATAGAACTTACTGGTATTCCAAGACATAAAGTGAGAATTCATTATAAAGCTGGTATTATATCTCAACAAGACAGAGATTTTGAATCTGGTGTTTGTGATTATGAAGGTAATATTAATAAAGAACGACAAAAGGGTACTGTAACTTCGGGTACTACAGCAAGTGGTGCTGGTGCTGTTCGTGCTAAAAAATGTATGCGTAATCCAGACCAAAAAATTTACGCTTATGAATACCCTGAATTACAGGAGTTTTTATGTGATACGGAAAGAGAAATCATGTATAGACTTGATTCAGGCCAATCTGGTCTTTTCGAAATCGCTCAAGGTTTTGCACTTTCTTATGGTTTATCATACAGCAAAAGAAATACAACTGCTCGAAACTGCTCGATAACTGCTGCTATCGATGATGCTATGATTGCACCTTTTTATATTGGTAATGTTTTTATTAATTTAAGAACACATCCTATCAAGATAAACAATATGAAATGGGTATTGAAAGGTGATGTTCCATATTATGTAACTGCTGAATTATCTTTAGCTGAAGCTAAAGCAAGATTCGAAGAAAGACTTTTCAATTTTGTTGATAACGGTATAGTAATAACAGTTATTACTAAAAAAGATATATTTTTAACTGGTTTTGATTTAGAAAAATATCCCGAAATACCATATGAAGTTGTTGATTCTTATTCAGGTGATTGGTATCGTAATGGTTGGGAAAAACCTGAAACACAAGAAGAATTGACTTGGGAACAAGTTGAGGAACAATATGGTGATAAAATAAACAAAAAAGCTATTTATACATCACTTACATTAATGCCAAGAAGAGTTGGAAGCTTTTCTACAGAACTCCTTGAAGATTCAATTAGATACAATATGCCACCAAGTGGTTACAAGGTTTATCTTTCATTAAATTTCTGTAACTGGCTTGATAAAGAAATTGAAGGCAAAACAGAAGTTCAAGATATAACAGAAAAAGTTGAAAATTGGATTAATAAAAATATTGATTCTGTTGTTTTAAATTTTAAAGGTAGTGTAAAACTTGCTATACTTGGAACTGGTAAATGGGTTGATGAATTTATCCAAGTATAATAATTAACATAAATAATACTTTATTGGGGATAATTGTTTTTTATTATCCCCAATAAACATATTTAAATAATAAAAAACAATTATGTCCGATACTTTTAATAACGAAATGACTGTGACCAAGAACTATGATGATATATTCTTGAGGTCTATTATTGTTGCTATTTCTGCATTTATGACTAACATTATAACATTTAAAAGATATAGAAATAATACTCTTGAAGTTGTTGAATGCCCAGTGATGTATTCTGTAACTGGTGACCAAAGGTTTATAACAGATTTATTTTTGGATTCACATCAATACCCATATAGTGGTGAAAAACCAAAAGCTGATGGCAATTATAATAAAATTCCATCAGGTGTTTTCACTATAACAGAAGCTGGTTTACAAAATCAAAATGTTAGTGGTGGTAATGAGAGATTAAAATACTTCATTGATGAACAAAATGAACATGGTATAACACCACAAGTACCATACACAGCGAGAGGTGCTTGGTTCCCTGAAACATTTAAGATGGAACTTGAAATAAGAACTGCTTCAGAAAATGAAAGACTTAAAATATATGATGTTATAATAGAAACTTTATATAAGGTTAGAAAAACATATATCAACGATTATAAAGGTTTCAAAAAGATACCGTTAACATTGTCGTTTCCTGAAAGTCAAGAAATAAAAAGGAATTTTACATTTACTATGAATTCTCAAGATAAATTACCGTCATTAAAATTAACGCTTGAAGTTCATACTAAAAGACCTATTGTTGATTATTCCACAGCTATCAAACTTGATAACAAAATCAAAACTGTAACTGTTCAAGGTTCTGCTAAAACTTCTTCTGCTAATAAAGAACCTTTGAATAATATAACAATTGGAGAACAATAAAATGTCTGATATAAAGATAATTAAAATACCATCACAACCAATAGAACAAACCTTATCACAACCATACAAGACCGATACGGTCGGTTACTTTGTGAATGTTCTTGATGGTAAATCTAAGGCATCAAAAAGAAAATTTAATTTTCCAAGTAAAAAAGCTGCTGGTGATTTCTATAAAGAAAATGCTGGTAAATGGAGAATAGATTTTTCTGATATGTCTGGAAATCCTATGCCACAAACTGAATCTTTACTTTTTGATTCTCAAAAAGAAGCATATGATAGATATGCTTTATTAATGAAATCAAATGAAAAAATTGTTGAATCAACAAACGATGAAGAAGATGATTTTGTTATAAATGAACTTGAAAAAAGTTTCGGACAATTTCTTCCTGAATATATGAAACCAAAACAATTTGGACTTAGTGGGGAAGATGAAAAAGATGAAGATATTGTTCAAGATGAAGATGTTACCCAAGCTGAAGAAAAATACCTTCAAGCATCATCCGTTGCGCTAAATGCCGCTAAAGAATTATTGAATTCAATATCGGAACTTTATATTGATAAAGGTGTATTGGAAAAATATCCTTACTTTAAAAATAAACTTTATTTTGAGGAGAATTCGATACAAATGATTCATACTCAAATGATGATGTCACAACTTGTATTAAAAAAATTTTTCAAACAAGTAATCAAAAACCCGACACCAAAAAATATAGAATCTCTGTCAAAAATTCAAATGTCACAACTTGCAATTAGTAAGTATCAAAGGGAATATTTGTCAGATGTTGAGGATTCATTTAAGAAACTTAAAAAGGATTATGGTGATGGTCAATTTGTTAATCAATCAGGTGTTGAAGAAGGAGAAGTTGTACAACCTGATTCACCAGTTATCAATGATAGGAAAAAACTTATCAGAGAACTTGCTGAAGTTACTGTTTCTGAAGAGTTGATACCTTTGTCACCAAATCAAAGGTTGAGAGATAAAATAGCAAAAGAAGATATTGGAAAATATGAACAGAAATTCTTAATAAGAACTGAAGCAATAGATTCACCATTGGAAGATATATTGGAAGAGAAAAAAGATGTATTTGGAAGTTATATAGATTAAAAAAATAAAATATGAATATTGGTGTGGATTTTGATGGAACATGTGTAACACATGAATTTCCAAAAATTGGAGAAAATATTGGTGCTGTCCCAGTACTTAAAAAAATTATTAAATCTGGACATAATATAATACTTAATACTATGCGAAGCGATATATGTAATTTGCAAGAAGCCATAGATTGGTTCGCTTCTAATGGTATTAAATTGTATGGTATTAATGAAAATCCTAGACAAAAATCTTGGACTACAAGCCCTAAAGTATATGCTGATTTATATATAGATGATGCTGCTATTGGGTGTCCACTTCTATTTGATATTAATATATCTACAAGACCTTATGTTGATTGGGTAAGAATAGAGAAAGCACTTATAGACTGTAAAATCATAAGATGATGGTTAAATTTCTTAAGATAATATTAAAAATTGTTATATATTTTAATCATAAACTTTGGAAATATAAAGTTGATGAAGATTGTATAATTAATTCTGTTGTTCCTAAAAACAACACGCTTATAGGTGGTGTTAAAGGAAGCCAACACTTATCTGCTGTTCATATAAAAACCAATTCAGAAATACTTAAGATAACAACTAAAAACGGTTGTTGTGTTAAATGTTCAATAAACCATTTATTTTATGATTCCAACATGCAAATTGTTGAGGCTAAAAATATCACAAGACAAACATTCTTGGTAACAAAATATGGTTTATCAAGAGTTGTTATGATTCAAAAATTACCAAGAGAATTTACATTTGATGTTACAATAGGTTCGGGTGAAATGAGTTATTTTTCGAATGATATATTGAGCCATAATTCAATTATATCAGGTATTTTCATAATGTGGTATCTTCTTACAAATTACGATAAGGGTGTGGCCTGTACTTCTGCAACCGATGATAAAGTAAAAGAACTTATTGAAAAAATAGAAACGGTATATGATAACTTACCGTTTTATATGAAACTTGGTATATGTACAGATAACCAAAAAAGGAAAGTGTATGATAATGGTTGCTCTATAAAGGGTGAAACTGCAACGGAAAAAGCTGGAGCTGGATTAACAGTTAATGGTATACTTTATTGTGATGAGTTTGCGTTAATTGACCCAACAGTACTGAAGGTATTCTATACAACAATATTTCCAACAATGTCTTCTTCACAAACAGCAAAAATGATTATAACATCAACTGCAAGGGGAAGAAATTTATTTTGGCAACTTTATACAGATGGACTGCTTGGTAAAAATTATTTTAATCCTATTCGTGTTGATTATTTTGAGGTTGAAGGTCGTGATGAAAATTGGAAACAACAAGAAATTGCAAATCTTGGTGGTTCTATTGAATCATTTGAACAAGAATATGCAAATTCTTTTGATACAAATCAACAATTGCTTTTACCAGCTGATGTAATGAAAGTTATGAAATCATATCAATCACATTTCAAAAATAATTGTTTATCACAAGCATCTTGAAAAACAACTCATATTTATAATATAAAGAAATAAAAACTGA